CCCGCCGGGCCAGCCCTGGATGCCCGGATACTGCACCGGCGCCTGCTGCTGCTGCATCTGCCGCATCACGTCGTACCCGGAGTTGCGGAGAGCCGCGTAAGGGTCTTGGGGTTGGTAGCCCATGAACGGGTCGTTGCCGCCGACGTTGCCGGAATTGATCTGCCCGAAAGGATTGTAGGCGTTGTTGGGACCGCCCGCGCCGAGATACGACGTATCGCCACCAGATCCCATCAGACCGCCACTCAGCGCCGATCCGTCTGGCTCACTGCCGAAATTCTGCCGGTACGCGCGCAGCCACTCGGGGACGTAGCCGGAGCTTTGCCCCGCGAACGGGTCGCCCATGCCGCCACCGCCGACGCCGGGCTGGCCGTAGCTGTTGAAGCCTTGCGCGCCGTAGATGCTGGGGTCGAACATCTGGCTCGCGCCACCGCCAGGGTAGCCGAAGCCGTTCTGGCTGGCGCTTGTATCCGGCGTGTAGCCAAGGCGGCTGTAGTCAGGAAGCGATGGGACGCCCGGCTGGCCGCCGACGTAGTCCATCGGGTTCCACATCTCTTGCTGTGGAGTTGCGCCACGGGTGGCTTGCGTAGCCCACGCGCTCCAGTCAACCACCGGGTTATTCGGGTCTTGAAACTGCGAGCCGGGAAACACGCCCATGTGGCTGTACGGGTCGCTGTATTCATACGGTGTCTGTCCGACGTTGACGCGCGTCAGGGGTTGCCCGCCGGGTTCGCTGCCGAAATTCTCCCTGTAAGCGCGCAGCCACTCGGGGACGTAGCTGTCTCCGCTGCTGATGTCAGGCGTCGGCTGCTGCTGCTGCTGCTGCTCTTGCGGCTGCGGGTCAGCCCAACCCGCCGCGCTGCCGTCAAAGCCTCCCGTCGCGCGCCCGTACGCCGCGCCAGCGGAGGAGTAGGCGTCGGTCAACGCGCCGAAGCTGCCGCCGCTGTTGGCCCACAGATTGTTCTGCGCTTGCTGTGCCTGCAAGGCGGTGGCGATCTGATTGCGCTGGTATTCGCTGTTGTTGTTCGCGATCGCGTTGTTTGCCGCGGGCGTGTAGCCGTTGAAGCCCATCAGTGCGTTGTCGGAATATCCGCTGAGAAGGTCCATCAGGCACTCCCGCCGTATGCGTAGGTGTTATAGGGATCGTCAGCTGGCGGCTGGTACGCCGGCTGCTGATATGCAGGCTGCTGCGCGACTGGTTGTTGCGCTGCCGGCTGCTGATACGCCGGCGCCGCACCGCCCCCGCCACCCATCTGCTGGTAGTAGTAGGCAATGTTGCCGGGATCGTTCTGATCGAGCTGCCCGTTCGGCAAATATTTCAGTTGAAACGCTGGAGCCGCCGCCTGTTGCTGCTGCACTGCTGCCGCGATCGAGTTGCGGCGCGCATCGAAATCATACGGCCCGCCCTGTGCCATTACCTGCAGCGCGCGCGGATCGACCATGCCGCCCGCATTGCCGGTATTGAAGCCGACCGGTTGGCGCGTCTGGTCAATGTTGCCGGCGTTGACGTTGAACTTCTGATCCTGCCACGCCTTTGCAGCGCCGCGATCGGAGGGCGCGAACAGGCCGCCCATACTGGCGGCGGTGGCGGGCGGGGCGAAATCAGCCACGGTTGATCTCCCTACACATTGACGCCCGCCTTCTCGAACGTCGCCGCGATCGCGATCAGATCGACGACGGGCTTGGCTTGCTGTGAGACGGTGACTTGCACGATCGGCGCGTGAGAGAAGCCGGTCTGACCAATCGACACCCACATTGTGTTTCTCGCCACCGGCTTGAACGGCACGCCGGCGTCCCACTGCGCGTAGGTGTCAACGTCAGCAGGCGGCGGCGGATTAGGAGTGCTGGACCCGAGCGGACCCCACAGGCCCTCGTCCCAGAGATCGAGAATGCCGGGGTCGTCGCCGATCGGCGGCGGCTGCGGGATGACGACGACGAAGTCGGTGGTGCATGACAGCTGCGGCTGGAACGGCTCGCCCTGCTTCGCGGTGAACGATGCGCGGGCCTGGCGCCAGGTCAGCGTCTGCGACGGCGCCTGAAACATTTCCCAGCCGCCGACCAGGGTCGCGACGTAGTGATTGCCGTCGTCCTTGCCGGTGCGGTCCATCTGCATGATGATGCCGTTCTGCGTTCCGAAGAAGCAGTCGCCGCGCATGCGGATGAAGCACATCGCGTCCCAACCGGTGAACCGCGTGTGCGCGCCGGTCGCGGCGTTGGTGACGAGGCAGCGATACTTGCCTGGCATGCCACCGGGGAACGTCGTAAAGATGCCGCCGTATTCGTCCCATTTTTTCATGGTCCAGGGATGCTCGCGCTTATCAAGCACCTCCTCGCGCCACATCGGCTTGATGTTGCGGGTGATGGCGGCCAGCTCGAGTTCGGCGCGGTCCTTGGTGATGGCACCCGACGTTGGCAGGATGCCGTCGACCGTCGCCACCAGCAGGTCGCCGCCGACAGCGATGTGGGCATTCATGCCGAGCGGCGGCGACATCTCGTAGCGGCCCTCTTGCCGCCAGTTGGCGGCGTCACCGGGATTGCTGCCAGTGAATACGAGGATCTCGCCAAGGTTCGTCGCGAATACGAGCTTGTCGTCAATGCCATTGCCGGCATCAATTGACCAGGTCGCGCAAAAAAGCAGTTTGCCTCCGCGCGACGCAGCACCCGATAGCGGGATCATGTTCAGCGCACCGCCCACCGCGTCGATGCCGAGATACCACGCATTCATCGAGTTGGCCTCGATGAAGAAGAAACGGTTGCGGTACTTGCAGACGTAGGTGAGGTTCTGTCCGTTGACTACAGCTGACCCAGCAGGGCCTGTGATGGTTGATGGCTTACCAGCTGGCGGGACGTAGCCAGGGATGAGCACCTCCCAGTCTGTGCCGTTATAACGCAGCGGCGCGTCGCCGGCGTCATTGAGCACAAGCATCCAGTCGCCGTTCGCGTTGGCGAGTTGCGATGCGCTGTAATTGCCCGAAGTCTGCCCGCTCTTGATCAGCACCGGCGTGCCCGTCGTTACGTCCCACAGCTTGGTGAGCTGGCCTGCGTACATGCGCTGGTTATTGCCGGAGGCGTACTCAAACGCCGAGACCACCGGCACCGCATCAGGCAGCACGCACCAGCGCTCGCAGCCGCCGCGCAAGCTGACGCCCTTCATGGTGGGCTTCCAGTTATCGCAGAACACCGCGGCGCCTGGCTGCGTGTAGGCCTCGTTCTCGTTCATGATGATGCCGCGCGTCGGCGCCGGAATAGTGATGGTCTCCAGCCGCTGCGCGACTTGCTGCGGGACTGCTGCGCGGCGGAATGCTTCGTGTTTGCTCATGACGGCACCGGCCACGGATAGGCAACGCGCGTGCTGGCGGAGATCGGCTTGCGCCCGATGATGATCGGTGCCGGCGCGTCATGCCCCATGGCGTAAGTCAGAGCGTCGCCGTAGGTGCCCATGTCCTCCGCGTAGGGCGAACCCTTCTGCGCCTTCCACTGCCAGATCATGCCGAGCTTCAAGACACGCTCATCGAGCGCGAAGGTGTCGTCGTCGTTGAGGAAGGCGTCGCCAAAGCCGCCGCTGTTCAGCGCGACGCAGTTTTTGTCGAGGTAGGCGAAGTATGCTGTCTCGGCAGGCACCGCCGGAATGTCGGCCAGCGGCGGCTGCGGGATGGCGGGCTTAACACCGTGCATAATTGGCCAGATGTGGATCTTGCCACCCATGATCGTCCACTCGCCGACCGCGATATCGGAAGCATTGGATGCGCGGCGGTGCAGCCACTCCTCGGTATCCGGGATAAAACGCATCGGCGTCTGCGTATTGGTCGACCGCCAGACGTTCGACGTCAGCAGCATACGCTTGTAGTTGGCGGGAAGATTGAACGCGGAGGTGCCGCCAGTCCATATCTGATCTTCAGGGAGACTGGACAGTGGGACGCCGGTCCACGCCATGTCACCGGTCAGCGTCGCGGTCGCCTTTAGCTTGGTCCACTCGCGACTGTCGTGGGCGATGCGCTGCGCCATTTCGTTGGCGAGCGCGAGCATCTCC